CGAGGCCGCCGCCGTTCGCGCCACCAGCGGTGCCGGTGAACGCCGCGACGCCGGACCCGCCGGCCAGCACCTGCTGGGCGGTGCCCATCGCGGTCAGGATGCCGCGCGGCTGGCCGGCGTTGCCGACACCGCCGGTACCCCGCGCGAACGCCGTCTCCTCCAGGATGTCCTTCGCGTCCGCCAGGAGACGGGGAAGCTGGTCCGCGAAGTTCGTGTCGCCCACGGCCTCGAAGCTGCCGATGACCCAGGCCGCCGCCTTCTTCGGGAAGATCTGGATCTGCCCCGTCGTCGGCGTGTTGTCGGTGGCCTGCCCACCCTCGTCCAGCCAGCCCATCTGGACACCGGCCGAGTTGACGCCCTGCCACGCGTTCGAGGTGGTCGTCTTCACCTCGGCCAGCGCCCGGTAAGGGTTGGTTGAACCGTCGTTCACGAGCACGATGGTGGGATCGAGCACGTACGGGAGCAGATAACCCCCTGACGCGGTTCCGAGGGTTAGGGACCGCTGTGCGGCGCGGAGCCCTTCACCCATCGGGTCCATCAGGTACGCCTTGAACGCGTCAACGTACTCGTTGTACCCGGTGAGCAGGGCGTGCCGGGCGATCATCGGGTTCGACGCGCACTTGCGGGTCGCCTCCGCCGCGAAGTCGTCCAGCAGGACACCCCGCTTGTTGTGCAGTTCGATCACGGTCAGCGCCCGCGCGACCATGTCCGAGCCCCGGACCAGGCCGTCACGCACCCGGTCCAGCCCGTCGAACGGGTCCAGCCGCTGCATGAACTCCGGGCCGGCGTTGTACCCGGCCGGCTGGAACCGCGACACCGACCCGCCGCCGCCGTTGCCGTCCCCGGCGCTGCCCGGGTCGCGGTGCGCCGCGTCGGACTTCGCCTGGGTCTTGATCAGGTTGATCTTCTCCATCCGCGCCAGGACGGGCTTCTTCTGCTCCTCCAGCGCCTCATACTCAGCGATCATCGTGTCCCTGATGTCGCCGTCGGTCTCCTCGGTGGTGTCCGGGTCCGCGTCCATCGCGGCGAGTTCGTTGCGGATCGCGCTCTGGCGGTCCAGCATCTCCTGGAGTCTCACGGCTCCTCTTTCTGTTCGGCCCACGGTGGGCATGCGAAAGGCCCGCGCCGTTCAGTTGGCGTCGGGCCTGGTTGGGCTGGGCCGCTAGCTAGTCGGCCAGCTTGATCCCCGCCGCGTCCAGCAGTTCGGCGGTGCGAAGCTGGTACAGGCGGTTACCGGTGGACCGAGCCACAGCCCCGTCTTCGGGCGGGGAGCCGTGATCCGCGCCGGCCTCGTCGTACGGGCCGTCGGGGATCTCCGTGTACTCGGCGGAATCCGGGTCGTCCAGCAGGTCATCGACCTCCAGGAACGAGCCGGGAAGCTGCATGCGGACGCCGAGGACTTCGGCTCCGCTGTAGGCGGCGAACGGGGTCAGGCCGTACTCCCGCAGGCCAAGCATCAGCCGCTTGACCCGCTCCAGCACGCCCCCCCGTGCGCGGTACCGGTCACCCGGGCCGCGCAGCGCCGGGGTGGACCGCATGATCGCCCCGGTGAAGGACTGGGTGCGCAGCGCACCCATCTCCACCAGCGACAGCAGTTCATCGCCCAGCGGCGTCGGCGCGTACTCGGTGCGGGTCAGCAGCCCCTGCCCCTCACTGGCGATGTGCTTCGGCAGCCCTGCGGGCAGGCTGAACCGCTCCGCCGGGGTGCCGTGGATCGTCATGCCGTGGTTGTACAGGCAGGTCGCGTTCCAGAACCCACGGTTGCGGTCCGGGTGGATGGACCGCAGCACCTGATCGAACGCCGTCGGGTCGATGTTCTCCACGTAGTGGCCCTCGTGGTCGCTGATCTCCGCGTCCTGGTCGAACACCGCCGCGTACGCCTCCACCACCCGGCCGCCCGCGTACTCGCGGCCCTCGGAGCCGCGCATGATCCGGCACTCCTCCAGCGGGAAGAACCGGAAGATCTCACCAGCGCGCACCGACCGGGACGCCGCCGCCGCCGCCGGCTTGCTGCCCTTGCGGGCCTTCGCGGCCAGGGCCACGAACTTGCCCTTGCCGTACTTCGCGCGGCCGATATGCGCGGCCAGCGCCCCCGGGTTGTTAACGCCCTTGGCGGCCAGCTTGGCCTTGAGCGCCGCGAACCGCGCCCCGCTGCCGAGCTTCGCGGCACGGGTCACGTCACCCGCGCCCGCCCACCCCGCGTGGTCCGGGTCCCCGGCCGCCGCCGCGTCGAAGTCGGCCACGTCCAGGCCGGCCATGTCGGGCAGGTCGTCCGCGCTGTCCCACGAGCCGTCCAGCCCGTCGGCGTCATACTGCTGATCGGTCATGACGGTGCTCCTCTTAGCTCCGTGGTTGGTGCGCGCCTTCATCGCGTCCCACTGGGCGATGTTCTTCGCCGCAGCAGCCTGTACATCGGGGTGGACCGGGTGGCCCTTACCGTCGTGGCCCTCGGCCCAGTTCCTGACGATCCCCACGGCCATCCCGATCGCCTGGGATTCGGGGTGCCCGGAGTGGATCAGGTCCGTGGCGACGTGCTGAATGTAGGGCGGCAGTTGCAGCCCTTTGTGCTTCCACAGGCCCTGCCCGGCGGGGTTGCCGATCGGCTCGGGCACCGTGGACGCCGTCGCGGTCTGCGGCGTCCGGGTGATCTCGGTCACGGCTGGCCTTCGGTGTAGCGCAGGTCTACCGGCTGTGCCCGGTGGACCTGCGCTACCTGGTGGACCCCGTCAGCCGCCCGCACCGTGGCCGGGTGCTCGTAGGTGCCCTTGACGACCTGGCCCGGCCCGGTCCTCCCGTACACCTGAATGCCGTCCAGGTCCGAGGCGTGACCGGCCGGGACCCACAGCCCCGTGTGCATCCCCCGCTCCAGGATCTTGCCGGTCCCGTCATGCCAGATCCGCCGCGCTGGGATCGCGTCCACCGACCCGGGCGGGCGGACCGTGCCCCGCGCGAAGTCGAACCGGCCCTCGAACTGGAGCCCGGCCGCGTCGGTCGCCCGGACCACGTGCCCGTCCAGCCGCCGGTTCGCCGCCGCGCCCACATGCAGCCACTGGGCGGTCAGCGGCTCCGCCCCGTCGGACACGTCCGGCGGGTCAGGGGCGGTACGGATGAGCGCCCCGGCCCGCAGGCCCAGGGCGCTCATCTGCCGCCGCGTCCAGTTGTCCACTGTTCGCCTCCGCTTAGCCGAGTAGTCGGTGAACCCTCCGTGGCCGGTGACCGGGCCGCCGCCGCCGTCCAGCTTGTGGCCAGCCCGCCACTGCTCCGCGACCCGAGCGGCGTGCGCCAGCACCCGGTCCCGTTCGGGGCCTGGCGGCAGCGCCGACGCGGCGGCGAGCAGCTTGCGGTGCGTCTCAGCGGGGTCCTGCGCGGCCAGGGCGTTCGCCGCGTCCCGGGTGTGCGCGTGCGCCGGGGACACCGGGTGAGTGTGGGCCAGGTGATCGGACAGGGAGTGCAGGTTGTCCGGGCCGGTCTCCCCGCTGTCCAGCATGTTCAGCAGCGCCGACCCCCACTGCCCAGCCTCGAACGCGTCGATCGGGTTCTGGCCCTTGCCGGGCATCTGGGCGGTCAGGCCCGCCATATGCGCGGCCTCCGGGCGGGGCTGCTCCCGCGCGAACTCCCCACCGCCGTGGCCGTGCGGGACACGCGGGTGCGCCGCCGGGTTCCAGCCCATGCCCGCCTCCTAGCTGGTGGCGAGGCCGCCCAGGCTCTCCCACACGTCCGTGACCTTGGTTTCGCTGCCACCCGCGCTGATGACCCCACGCTCGTAGCAGTAGCGGCCCTCCACGACCAGCGCCCGGCTGGTGCGGGCCACCACCAGGCGGCCGTCATACGCCCGCGTCGCCCGGTCGTGGATCGACACCCACCGGCCGTTCTCGTCGGTCATAGCGCCGCCGCCCTCGCTGTCAGCGCCCGCGCCTCCTGGCGCAGGTGGTGAATCCGGCCCCGCAGGCTCTTGACCCGCGCGCCCAGCCGGGCGACCGCGTTCGCGGCAGCCGCCGCCGCGCTGGCGTGCGTGTGACCGGACGCCTTCCGGGTATGCGCGGCCTTCGCTGCCGCCCTCTTGCGCGCCGCTGCGGCCTTCGGGTTCTTCGCCGCCTTCGACGCTGCCCTCGCCTTGGCCGTGCCGGCCCTGGTGTGCGCCACCGCCGCCTTGTGCAGCGCGGCCTGATGACGCATCTGCGCCAGCGCGGACCGTAGCTCACCCTCCAGCTTGCGGGCCTGCTCACGGTCGGCCTTGGCCTGCTGGAGCAGCCGCCGCTTCTTCGCCGCCGTCTGCTGCTTCTGTAGGTTGCTCGCGGCCGTGGCCGCCGGGGTGGCGGCAGCCGCCGCCTGACCTGAGATGAACTGGCCGCCGAGCACGGTCCCGGCGGGTGCGTGGTTCATGTTGAACCGGGCCGCCTCCGCCGTGACCGCAGCGGCGTCCTCCTCGGCTTCCGCGAGCAGCGCCGCCACGTCATCCTCGTCCAGGTCCCCATCATCATCGGGGTCCTCGTCGGGTCCACTGGACCTGGACAGCGAACCGGCGGGCACCTCATCCGGCCGGTCGGTGTAGTCGTAGGGCAGGTGCGGGGTCCAGCCCCGGTCCGTGATGTCCTGGACATCCCTGACCAGGGCCGCCCACGCCCTCTGGTTGTTCCCGGTGTCGGGCACCCCGGAGTCCCCGAACGGGTGGCCCATGATCAGCGTGGCCGCCATCGCGTGCATCTCGTCCGGGGAGGTGGGTGGCCCCTGCGGACCGGCCGGCGGGACG